GAATACAACGATTGTTCGGTGAAACGGACTCTAGACAACAATGAGATTGTGATGTTTGGTCATGCTCTTAGTGGTCAAGACCTTATAGACGCATTTGTAAAATCTACATAATGTCTAAAACAAATCCCTTTGATTTTGTAAAATCCGTTTCTTCTGATAAGAAGAATATTATGGTTGACGAAATCGAAGAGAAAGCATATGCACCATTTCTAACCAACAAGGCTTTATCTTATCACCAAGATTCAGTCTTTTTTTCTAATGAAATGAACATCAGGCACGGTACGGAAAACCGTCTTCAATACCTTTTTTTCCTAAATACTTTAAGGAAAAGACAAAGGTTCTCTAAATGGCAAAAACCATATACGAGTAAAAAACTTGATGTCATAAAACAATACTACGATATAAGTACAAAAGAAGCTAAAGACTACATGAGTATATTATCAGATAGTGATGTCCGAAACATGAAAAAAAGAATGAAAACTGGTGGAAAAGATAATGAATGACCAAGACCAATTAGTCGAAAAGTTAGTTGAAGTGACCTTCGCAGAACGAGACGACTTCCTAAAAATAAGAGAAACCCTATCAAGAATCGGTATTGCCTCAAGACGTGAGCAAGAATTATTTCAATCATGTCACATATTACACAAAAGAGGTAAATACTACATAGTCCATTTTAAAGAGTTATTCCAGTTAGACGGTAAACCGACAACTATAGAAGAGAGTGACTTGGGTAGAAGAAACACCATATGCAATCTTTTACAACAATGGAAACTATTAACTGTTGTAGTGCCAACTACAATAGAAACCCCTACAGTACCCTTATCACAAGTTAAAATCATACCATACAAAGAGAAGAAGGACTGGAAATTGACCACTAAATACTCAATTGGTAGTACAAATACCTAAATATAAGGTTAAATAACATCAAAGGAGATTTATATGTTTTCAGGCATTATAGACTTTGTTATGGGAATTTGGAATTTATTAATGATTGTTCCGATTGTAATATCAATCTGTTCAGTCATAGTAGCAATTACACCAACACCAGCCGACGATAAGGTATGGGCTAAGGTGTATAAATACTTAGAAATCTTGGCGCTTGCCGTAGGCAAAGCAAAAGATAAAAATCCATTATTGGATAAATAAATAGGAGAAAATTATGGAATACGCAATACTAGTAATAGTTGGACTTGTAGTTCTTATCTACTTTCTTAACGGGAAGGACGAAAAGGTTGCAAGTAACACTACAGTTTCCACACCTAAATCAGATGTTCCTACTACTGCACAACTTAAGAAGTTGACAAAAAATCAACTTTTTGACCTTGCAGAGAAGAAACAGATTAAGGTTAAGAAATCTGGCACTAAAGCTGAAGTGATAAAACAGATATCATCTGTTAAGTAACTTTAAATAATAGTTCGTAAAGGGGTGCAGAAATGCACCCCTTTTTTATATAAATAAGGGTATGGAAGCAATATTTGATTTGATAGGTGATGTGGGTGTTCCAATTGCAATGGCATTGGTCATGGGTGTATTCATCTTTCTTATAATCAGACAAATCATGGAAGGCATAGTTGATAGTATTAAAACACTTACAATGTTTTGCAAATCTTTAGAAAGTAGAGCAAGAACAATGTCTAACGAAATGATTAAGATAGACATGTTAGTGTCAAGTGCTTTAGAACTAAGGCCTGATATAGAGAGAGTTGCACGTGCAGAGAACTTTATAGAAGACGGTAAACTTGATGTAAGGAGGGACTAATGGAAGAAGTAGTTCAAGAAGTCCCTATGATTGTAGAACTAATCACTGATTATGGGTTTCCAGTTGTTATGATGGTCGGACTGGGGTATTTTGTATATTTTGTATGGAACTTTATTAGTGAACATATAGACCCCGAAATAGAAAAAATGCATTTTGCATTAATTAGAGTTATAGACCAAACTAGAATGTTAGACCAAGATTTAATTAGATTAAAGGAAAAGGTTGATGTTGTTTTAGAATACCGTGAAAATGAGAAAAAGAAAACTACTAAAAGGTAGTTATGATTTATACATAACTAACGCTTGTAATTTACACTGCACTGGTTGTAGTGTTTTAGATTATGGTGGAGATTATGATACTAAGGGTAAGATAACAATACCCTACTTAAAGTTAAATGATGTTAAAGACATTATTGAAAACTTTAACAGATTAGATTTATGTGTTGAAGAACTTAAAGTTTTAGGTGGAGAACCTACAACACACAAGGAACTCAAAGAAATTACAGAGTACCTTAGAGAGAATAAAGAGTGTTATGAAACACTAACCATTGTGACCAATGGATTAAACATAACTGCTGAGATTATAGAGATTCTCAAAAGTTATGACAGAGTCGTTATATCAGTCTATAAACAATTAGGCGATATAAGAGATTCAATGAAACGAAGTGGACTGGAAGACCGAATATCTACAAACACAAAAGTAGATTATTGGGAACAAGATTCATTTGTTCGTTTTGGTGAGAAGATAGATGGTATAGATTATAGTATTTGGGACAATTGGAATAATTGTTATCAAAAAAATAGTTGTAAATCATTATCAAAAGAAGGTGTATATCGTTGCACAATCACTATGAACGAAAGGATTGAAGGTGTTGATTGGTCTAATGCAAAAGATATTGATAATTATGTACATAGTGACGAACCTTTAGATAGGTGTAAAACATGTTATTGGCCAGGTAAAGAATCAACATGGTCAAGTAATAAATGGAAGACTGATATTAAGAACTTTGATAAGGGGATTAATATAATAGAAACGGTAAATGTATATGAAAAAGATATTATTGATACTACTATTCTCGACCAGTGTTAGTGCTGACGAAATAGTACACAAATTCAAAAGCCCATCTTTTAGTGGAATAGGACAGAGTTCTCATTATCTTACGATTGAGAACCAAGAGAAATCAAGACGTGATAAGATTGCACAAGACATAGAAGATAGAATTGCAAAAGCAGAAAGAGATGCTCAGAACACTACACTTGCAAAATTTTTAAGAAACGTAGAAAGTAGAATTTACGCTCAGATAGCAAAACAGTTAGTAGAAAATATGTTCTCTAACGGAGAAGCTGCAGACTATGGTGTCTTCTCTATTGAAGGCAATACAGTAACATACGAAAAATTAGTTGGAGAAGATGGTGCAGAATTCATCAGACTAACTATTGTTTCAAGTGATGGAACAACAACAACTTTAGATATACCAGTAGGAACTGGAAGTTTCTAAGTGAAGTCTTTTTTATCAGTAGGACTTGCAGTTTTACTTGTAAGTAGTTGTGCAAGTGTTCCTACTATGAATAGGGATTCAAGTAATTGTGACCCAAGAGTTGTTGACGTTAAGACTGCAGTAGAAAAAGTAATACCGTTTACTTGTGTTGAAAATGCAGAGGTTGTGAAGATACCAACCTACCAAGAACTTGCAGATTTACCACCTGCTAAATTAATGCCAATTGTTGCAGTATATGGGTTCTTAGATAAGACAGGACAAAGGAAGAGAATGGACGGAGTTGCATCATTCTCAACTGCAGTAACCCAAGGTGCAGAAGCATTCTTGATTGATGCACTTAAGACTGCAGGAAGTGGTAAATGGTTTAGAGTAGTAGAAAGAACAAATTTAGATGCACTTGTAAGAGAGAGACAAATCATACGAAGTGCAAGAGAAGACTTTGCAAATCAAGAAGGTAATGAAGATTCCCCAACAGGAATTCAACCTCTTTTATTTGCTGGTATCCTTCTTGACGGAGGGATAGTTGGTTATGACACTAACATTGAAAGTGGTGGACGAGGTGCAAGAACATTAGGCATAGGAACATCACGTTCATATAGAAGAGATGTAGTGACTGTAAGTTTAAGAGGAATCTCAACACTTACAGGAGAGATTTTATTAAATGTCCAAACTAAGAAGACAATTCTTAGTGTGGGTGGTGGTTATGATGTGTTCAAGTTTGTGGATATGGATACACAACTTGTTGAAATAGAAGACGGTGTAGCACAAAATGAAGGAGTTACGAAAGCGACTCGTTCTGCAATTGAACTTGCTGTCTTAGAATTAATATACCAAGGACACGATAGAGGTTTTTGGGAAATAGAGGAAAAACAAAATGAGGAATAAATTATTCATTACATTATGTTTATCATTAGGGTTAACTGGATTCGTATCTGCAGCTGCAGACGATAACGAAATTTGGTTACAACAGTCGGGTGACAATTTAGTTTTAGATTTCACTCAAAGGGGTTATGGAAACAAAGTCGGATTAGATGATTTTTCAGGAACATCTGCTGATATGATTTTGACTGGTGCATCTATAAATTTTACACTAGTACAAGACGGAGATAACAACAAATTGTTCGGGCCTTTTATTGCAGATACTTCAACAGTAGATTTAACTTTTACTGGTGATTCTAACTCAATGGATTGGAACGTAGGATATGTTGGTAGTGCAGATAACTTAAACATGTTAGGTGTTATTACAGGTGACTCAAACACATTTGACATTGATGTCGGATATGATGCATCTGCAGAATATCTTAACTGGGACTTAGCACTTACTGGTGACTCAAACGTATTCACTACTAAGATAGATAGTGACAATGCAGTTTGGAACTGGACTATTACAGGTTCATCAAATGATATTAATACTAACCAATCAGATGCAACCGATAACAGTATCACTGCAGTCTTAACTGGTTCTACAAATGATATAGACATCATTCAGAAAAGTGGAACTACAGGTTGTCCAACTGGTTCATCTTGTAGTGGTGTTATTGATGTGTCTTTCGTGACTTCTAATGCAAATATTGATATCGTTCAGAAAGATTCTGGCGAGTAGTCTTTTACTTATTGGTTCACTTCACGGTGAACCGATAGGTGAGATTGTAGAATATAAGGGTTCTGCAGGACTTCAGAGAGACGGAGAGACCTCTCTTGTCAGTGCAGATAGTGAACCCGAAGTCTTGATGTATGATACAGCAAAGACCCAAAATGGTAGAATGAAGATTCAGTTCAAGGGCGACCAAGAACTAGACTTAACAGAACATACCAAGGTTTGGATAGACGAGGTGTATTACGACCCCGACCCATCCAAGTCCAAAATGGCCATAAGAATGGCACAAGGCACTGCTCGATTTGCTTCGGGATTCGGTGGTAAAATTAAGAAGAGTAATATTAAAGTGTCCACACCTACAGCACAAATTGCTGTGGTTGGAACAGATTTTACTACCAGTATTGATGAAATCGGAAGGTCACTTGTTATACTTCTGCCTGACGAATTTGGTAATCCTTCGGGAAAAATTATAGTCAGTAATGCAGGAGGAAGTATTACACTTGATGAAGCATATCAGGCGACAATGGTATCTTCTTTTGATGATTCACCTACTAAACCAGTAACGGTTAGTGGTATTGATGCAAGTATGATTGATAACATGTTTATTGTCAATCCACCCGAAGAGATTCAAGAACAAGTTGCAGAAGAATCGTCTCTCAATGAAAATGACAGTAATAATATTCTTGACGTGGACTTCCTAGAGTTCAATGATTTAGAAGAAGATTACTTTGAAGATGATGAATTAGAATATACAGAACTCGACAGAGACTTATTAGATGTCGATTTCTTACAAGATTTACTGGATGTAGTTTTAGAGATTGACCGTAAGGTTGGTATTGATGCACAAAGAGGGGCAGACCCTTTCTCTGTTGCAAGAATAGAAGGAACTGCATTTGGGTTTGATAGAGATTCTCAATACAATACAATTGTAGACAAGGGTCTTGGTCAAATTTGGTTCTATAGGGAAGTGCAGGGAATTATCTCTGTTAAAATCCCAATCTTTGCACAAGCAACGATTAGAACCATTACAGACGAAAAAGGTTCACTAATTAAGGTGGGTGATGGTTCGTCTATAAATATTACCATCACACAAACAAACTAGGAGAATTATATGAATAGTATGTTAGAAAAACTTCGTTACTGGCATGAGACAAACCTATCAGGTTTTCAAAAGGCAGTTGAATTAGATGACTACCACATGTATTGGTTGGCATTTGGAAAGGGAGTATTATTTACTATAGTATTTTTATGGATAATCTAGAATGAAAAGAATTATATTATTAATTTTATTGACACCTCTAACATGGGCTGGGGATAACCACGTCCATGTTGAGCAGGTGGGAAGTGGAGACGTTGACCTTAACATAACACAAGAAGGTTATGACAATGAAATTAAGTTTTCATTTGCACATAGTGGAAACACATTCAATCTATTACAAACAGGAAATGGAAACTCTATTTCTTGGGTCTCTTACTGGGGGCCTGGAAAGTCTTGGGGTGGTGACGTAGACGGAATCAATAATACCGAAAACGTAGAACAGATTGGTGGTGCAACATATGGTAGACACATATGGGGAGATAGTAATACAGTAGACGTATATCAAAACGGAAGTCATACACATAACATAGACATTCACTCAAATTCAGTAGACCACGAAATACACCAGTCGGGTAGTGGTTCACATTATGCACACACTTACTTCTATGGAAGTGCAACAGGTTCAGATAGTAGTATCATGCAGAAGGGCTCAGGAAGTCACAATGCACAAATTACATTACAAGGAAGTTATCCTACAATACTAAATTTATTACAGGATAGTTCTACTAATCAATCTTATTCACTCACCCAAGATTGTGTTACAGCAGGTGGTTGTTCAGTATCGGTCACTCAACAATAATATGGCATATTCACAAAAAGTAATCGACAGATTTGAAGGTGTTCTCAATGCACCCGAACAATTCTCTGTTGGTAGATTCGACCCCAACGACCCCAATGTTGCAACAGGAATGACTGGAGCTCCTGCTTGTGGAGATGTGATGAAACTTCAACTCAAACTTGATGAGAACGAAATGATAATAGATGTGAAGTTTAAGACTTATGGTTGTGGAAGTGCAATCGCCTCTTCGTCATTGTTTGTTGACTTACTCAAAGGTAAAACTATAGAAGAAGCAAAACTTATTAAAGATAAAGAGATTGCAGAAATTCTAGAATTACCACCCATAAAATTACACTGTAGTGTTCTTGCAGAAGACTCAATCAGAAAGGCAATAGAGGATTGGGAAACAAAGAGTGTATAGTTGGAAAACAGTCCTCATCACAATCGGTGTATTTGTAGGACTTAAAATTTGGTCTCCTTATCTCGTAGAGAATATCACTTGGTCTTACTTTGATGTTCTTCATCAGAGTCAGGAGAAAGTTCAGGTAGATGACATTGTCTTAGTAGACATAGACGAGAAGTCACTTGAAGTGTTCGGTCAGTATCCTATCAAACGTAGTATCTATAGGGATATCCTACTTGACACTCATTACACTAACACACATGTTTTCACTCAACTCTTTAACCAACCTGATAGAAATCAGGGAGAGGATGAAATCTTTGCAGAAGGATTAGTCAATAGATTGACAATTCTATCAGCTGCACCTACCATTCAAAAGAACACTGGTTCTGCACCCTTCGTAGGTAACTCTACTTTCGGTAGTGGAAAGGCAACAGACCACCTATGGAATTTTACAGGAATATCAAGTCCTATCAGGATACTTCAGGATAATACTTACGGAGTTGGGGTTACTGTTGCAACACCTAGTGTAACTGGGACTGCAAACTTTGATGGGACGACAAGGTCTATCCCGTTAATCGTGACTGCAAACGAACAAGTATATCCGTCACTTGCACTGGAAACACTTCGTGCATTAAAAGACCAACCATCTTATCAAACTAAAATTACAGAAGTCGGAGTAGAGTGGGTAAGAATGGGTAGAGACAAACCTATCACCACCACTCCAACGAGTGATGTTATGATAACCTATTGGAATGAGTTCCAACGGGTTTCTGCAGTAGACTTACCTAATCTAAATCTTAGTAATAAGATTCTTGTGTGGGGTTTGACTGCAGAGGGATTGAATAATCCAGTTTCAACTCCAGTGGGTGTATTGTATCCTCACGAAGTTCAAGCAAACCATATCCAAACCGTCTTGTCAGGAGTTCAAATACAACAATCCTACTATCTTGAATTACTTGAGATTGTTCTTCTGTTGATAGTTCTAGTATTGATACTTCTGATGGTCTACAAGCTTCCCACAATTCTTTCGGGGATAATGAGTCTAACACTTGTAGGACTTCAGGTGGGTGGGAGTTATTATATTTGGACTTCAAGTCTCGTTCTTTTCGATACCTTCTTTTCATCAATTGCCTCCTTAATTGTTTTTGGTCATGCCTCTTTCAATCAATACTATACAACCTACAAACTCAAAGAAGAAATTAAGAAGCAGTTCCAAAAGTATTTATCTCCTGATATGGTTGACCAACTTGCAGAGAATCCCGATTTACTTAAATTAGGTGGAGATAGAAAAGAGTTAACTTTCATGTTTATGGACATATGTGGATTTACCCCCATAAGCGAACACTACATGAAACAAGATGACCCCGAGGGATTAGTGGAACTCATTAACAAATTCCTTGACATGCAAACAAAGATAATCCTAAATAATAATGGAACAATTGATAAGTATATGGGTGATTGTATTATGAGTTTTTGGAATGCACCTTTAGATTGTCCCGACCATGCCGAGATGGCAGTCAAGTCTGCAGAAGAAATACTAATTGCTACCAAGGAACTCAATGAAGAACTCAAACCACTCGGCCTTCCCCCTATCAATGTTGGTATTGGTATTAACACTGGGGAGTGTATCGTTGGAAACATGGGGTCAGAACTTAGATTTGACTATTCCGTCATTGGAGATGCAGTCAACCTCGGTGCTAGACTCGAGGGACAAACAAGAAATTATGATGGGGTGGACGTGTTGTTGGGACAAGAAACATATCTCCAGTGTCCAAACAGAACATTCACTAGAGTCGACTCTATTACAGTTAAAGGAAAATCCGAACCAGTTACAGTTTACACTATCT